GAATGATAACAGAAAACACTATTGCCGTCATACTATTCCTTCGTAAGCTGTGCTGTGCCGGCAATCGCTACACAAGCAGCAACCACGTAACCCAAGCAAGTTAATAAAACAGCATTCAAATTCAAACCAAGTGTCGAGTTGGCAACCAAAACAGCAGCTACAGAACCTCCTATTTTGAATGCAGCTTTTTTCAATTGAATGAAAAATTTAGGCGAATCTGCCTTCCAGCGTTCTATTATTGTTTTAAACATGACACTTTAGGATTTTTGTTTTACATCCGTAATACCTATTGAAGTTAACCATTTCGGAACATCGAAACTCGGACATGCCTTATTAGCAAACTGGTTATGTCCTACAATTTTCACATCCGGAAACTTTGCATGAAATTTCTTTACGAAATCAGTCAGCGAAGCCAACTGTGCTATTGTCCGGGTATCTTTAGCCGTTCGGCCATCGCGGGCAACACCTCCAACATAAACTATATGCCTGCATACTGAATTCATATTCTCAACGCCATTGGTTATTTCCCAAGCATCCACATACGCATCATCGTTATTTTTTACCAATCGTTCAATGGTACCATTCAGATGAATCATATCGGTATATCCTACCTGATGCCATCCGCGCCCAACCGGTGGAGGCGAACAATGCATCCGACGAATATCATCCGACGATATCTCACGTCCCTCAGGGGTAGCCGTACAGTGTATTACTAAGTATTGAAGTAGTTTTGACATGACATTTATATTTTCGGTGTCATCGGGGGCAGATCGTAGATACAAGGCATGCCTTGTATCATAGCATCACCGCCCCCTCTCACACACGGTTTATAATTTAGGAAGCTGCACGGGTTACTAATACCTGATAAGTAGTAGTTGCATTTCCGTCAGCGCTGGTAACAGCTACATTGATGATGTTTTCACCAATTGCCAGGTTCTTGGCGCCCGAAGCAACTCCACTGTTAAGGGTCGTAGAACCAAGTTTCAACACTTGTCCGTTTTGGCTCTTAGTAGCGGTTACGGTAGTCGAAGTTACTCCTGTAGCTACGTTCAACGTATAGTTCAATGTTCCGGGAGCAAAGGCGGGTACTATTTCACCTGCACCAAGGTCCAGATCATTCAATTCTGTAGAACCGGCTTGTACAGCAGCATCACGGCCGTCATACAGTACTATATCTTCACCAAATACGATATTAGTATCTGCCTTCAGCAACATTTTGAAGAAATAGTTTTCACCTGCATTTGACACTTTATCAATCAAAATAGCTGTAGTATCATCGGCATAATCAACACCGGCCCAGAAGTTGGAATCTACGTTAGTAGAAGTAACGGCAGCTACAATTACATCTTTAGGCCAATCCGCTAATTTTACAATTTGAATACCTTTGAATCGTTCCGGATTCATATTGGTATAGTCCTGCCCTTTAGATGGCTTATCAGTCAATTCATATTCATAACTTTCCGCGTCATCAAACGACATAAATAATTTTAAATTCGGATTGTCTTTAATAGCCTTCGGAATCCGGGCACGAACTAATTTAAGCTTAGCAATTATATTTGACTGCACCAGAGCCACTGGAGTAGGCACTTCAATAACGTCACTATCGGCAACGATACGGGTTAGAATACCATCAAAATATTGACCTTCAGCTGTACCTTTCACACCGTTTATAAATTCACCACCTAGTTCGAAATCTACAACTTTGGCTAATTCTGCAAGTAATTGTGTTTGTACATTAGAAGGCAATTGCTCAAAAACAAGTGGACCTTTAGGTTGAAATGGTTTCCAAATAGCCTCAAACACGCGTGGATTGAATTCTGTATAAGCCATCACATCTTGTGGTTCAAGGTATTTTTCAGAAATCGTAAAATCGCCCTTTGAATCAGCAGTAGTTGGCTGTGCCTTACGTTTCTGTAACATCCTTCCGGATTTCAGGCGCGGAATTGAAAATTTCTTACCTATATTGGGTTGCACACGAATATGACCACCGGCTACAATCTGATTTCCTGTGGTAGCTCTTACAAGCAATTCCTCCAGTACTTCACCTGCGTAAGCCGTAGTGACGGTAATAGCCATTGGCAATATACCAACCATCTGTGGAGCAAATGAAGCTAAAAACCCGATACCGGCAAGGGTACCCATAGTCGCTAAAGGATTGAACCCCGTAGCCATCGAAATAGCACCCCCTGAAAATACACTGACAAACAGCAGGGTGAATAGAGACATGAAAAATTTGAATGATTTCATTTTTCTGAAAATTTAATTTGTTGTTAACTAATTACTTTTTATACCTTGTTGTGAGTGTATTATTTTCGCTTGGCAGCTGCTTCGTCAATTTCACGTTGACGTTTTTGCCATTTGGTTTCTCCTGTTGGAATATTATCCGTAAGATTAATCGATCCGGGCACGTGCTTTGGAAGCGTTTTAACTACCGTCATAGCCATTTCAGGGTCCTTGTCAAAAAGGCTCAGGAAAGAATCTTTAACCGGAGTCAATTTTTCACCTTCCGGCTTTTCAGATAACCGCCCATCTTTAAATGCTTCAGCCAATTCTGTTTCGTAAGCCGATTTCTTTGCCGTTTTATCAGCCAGTTCAATACCTTCAAGTTTTGTCTGCAATGCAGCTTTAGCTGTTTCCGCAGCAGTAACCTTAAGTTTTTCAGCCGCTAGTTCTCCATCCACTTTTGCTTTATCTTCGAGCAAAAGACCAACCTTGGCGAAAAATTCAGCCTCGGTGGCTGTATCTGCAAGGTTTAATTGTGATAAATACTTTTTATACATATTCTCTATTTTTGGTTTTACAATAAAATCACTCAGTTTTATCCCCGCATCTTGTTTGAAATCAATTTCTTTTCCTTCACGATCATACAAGCGTAGAGCGTTATGATTTCCACCAATTGGTACTATTGAAGCTTCGCGCAACCGACATTTATTCACAACCGTGATATTGGTATCTTCAATCAATGGCTCGGCAGACACTTCTAAATCAACTAATCCACAAGATGCCATTTTGATAAATCCATTAGCCACCTTCTTTATCATCCGTTGAACATCCTTGTCGGTATCTTCAGTGTCAAATACAGCATCTGCCAATAGTTGTCCGTTTTCCTTCCGAACATTTTCCCATCTACCAACAGGCATATTCCAGTCATTATGCAGATAAAACATCACAGGGTTTTTCTCAAATTGAGAAGTATCTACACCGTCAACAGATACACGCACACCATAAGTGGTTGTCGATCCGTCAAGCAAGATGAAAGTAATTGGGTCCATGTTTAATTATCGTTTAATCAGTTTTTAATTGTCGTCCCCGTCCCAATTGTCCCCATTTAAGAATAAGAGCAAATCGGAACAGTTTCCCTGCTATTGAATTATGATGCAAAAGAACTCCATAAAAATAACCCACCAAAAAAGTACTGCCATTTTGTCCTGCATTTTTTATTGTACGCCTAAAAAGCAGTTATTTTGCTTCAAATTAAACAGGTCATTATGGCAGATAAGGCAAAAAGAAGGACGAAACAAGAAATGAAAGCATTATACGATTATGCCAAATTGTTGTTTGTGTATGACAAGCTGACGCAAAAAGAAATTTCGCTTAAAACTGGCGTCAGCGAGGTAACCATTAGCAAGTGGGTACGCGATGACAATTGGGATGATTATCGGAAGGCTATATCTGTGACCCGTGACGAACGATATCGGTCTACCATCAACCAATTGACCGAGATGGACAACCTGATTAAAAGTCGCGATGAAAATCACCGATTCCCAACAAAAGAGGAATCCAACATCAGACGCCGCCTGGTTGCTGACTTGAATGCCTTAGAAGTAGAATGCGGAATAGTAGATGTGATAAATGTGTCTATAAAACTATTAGAATGGTTGCGTCAGGTAGACGTGGAAAAAGCAAAAGAGATATCCGATATTTTTAACTCATATATAAAGTCAACGCTTAAGTAATAATCGGCAGGGCGGAACCAGCGGTCAGCGTTAGCTAATTCCAATTCCGACAAATACTAACTATATGGCTAAGCAAGCAGACAAACAAGCACTAAAGGAATGGGAAGAATACCGAAAGGCACTCATCACAGGGACGGCGCTCGAATACAATAAAACGACAGCGGATATTGAAAAGCATCGTAAGTACCTCGAGGCACGTCCCATCGAGTGGATGATGTACATGTTTCCAAACTATGCTACATCAGAATTCGCCCCATTCCATTTAGACTATATAGATAGAGTTATTGCCAATCCGGAGTGGTACGAAGTAGTTTCGTGGGCTCGCGAGCTGGCAAAAGACACTGTCACCATGATGTTGATGTTCTATCTGAACTTAACAGGCAAGAAGAAATTTACCCTTTTTGTTTCAAGTTCATGGACTGCTGCATCTGACTTGCTAAAACCATATATGATCAATTACGAAAGTAATCAACGCATAATCGCCTATTATGGCGAACAAAAAAGCTTTGGTAATTGGGAGGATGGCGATTTTACAGTCAAATGCGGTGCTCGTTATGTCGCTTTAGGAGCCGGACAAAGCCCCCGTGGAAAGAAAAATGAACAACTTCGCCCGGACTCAATAATTTGTACCGATTTAGATACCGATGAGGATTGCAAAAACACTTCTACCATCGATAAACGAATGGACTGGCTGGAAGGTGCATTGTACTTCACGCGTTCAGTATCCAAACCATTATTATTCCTGGTACTCGGAAACATTATTGCCGAAGATTGCTGCGTGAAACGATGTGCAAAAAAAGCACGCCACCACGATATCATTAATCTACGTATGGTCAACATAAAAAAGCCCGACCCTATTAATGATTATCGCTACGGCAAAAGCGTTTGGCCGGCTAAAAACACGGAAGAGATGATCAATATTGTATTGGCTAATATCTCTATGCGTATAGCCATGCAAGAGGCCTTTAATCATCCCGTACCCGAAGGTGATATATTCAAGGAACTAACCTGGGCTAAATGTCCGCAGTTATCAACTATGCCGTATGTAATTGGATATGCCGACCCGTCACCATCCAACAAGGACAAGCAAAAGAAGGGAGTCAGCTTCAAATCGATTTTTATTATCGGTTACAAGGATAGTAAATTTTACATATATACCGGATTTCTGGATCAGGTAAATAATGCTGTATTTGTCGACTGGTTTTATGATCTACGCGATTATGTCAACGGTCGCACAACCGTGTACAATTACGTTGAAAATAATACACTTCAAGACCCATTTTATGAACAGGTGTTCAAACCGATGTTCTTGGCAAAGGGTAAGGAAAAAGGATTTATCAGTATCACGCCCGACGATAGGAAAAAACCGGCTAAGGAAATAAGAATAGAGGGGACGCTAGAACCGCTTAACCGTAACGGACAACTAATTTTCAACATTGACGAAAAAGCCAATCCAAACATGGTTCGATTGGCTGAGCAATTCCGCCTTTTCACCATGCAACTCAAAGCACCTGCCGATGGACCCGATGCCATTGAAGGCGGCGTATGGATACTCAATCAAAAAATTGCAACCATGACAACGGGCGACTGGAAATCATGGAGCAGACCAACGAACAAAAAACGAATATAAATTTCTCACACAATGAAAAAACTAATTTATTTCTTTCAAGCGATGAACTATCGCCGTAAGGTTCGCCGAATGAACCGACTTACAAAGTTCAGGTATTTCAAAAAAGCATGTCATGAAGCTCGGAAGCTTTCAAAAGAAAACGACGGAAAACGTTTCCGTGTATTCCTTTTTGACAAATATCGTGTGTGGAGTCGTGAAGATATTCAGCGCATGAAAAATCAGGGAGTAATTTCCAAAAAAGAAAGTACTGGCATATTATCAAAAAACTGCTTTTACGATACATTGACATGTACAAATACGCATCCACAATTTTCAAATCGTAAAGTATAACGCGTAAAGACAAGGCATGCCTTGTCTCCGTATAAACCCAAATAATCATGGCCTACGTAACACAACAAGAAATAACCACCCATCTCGGTGCGGCTCAAATATCAGCCATTAGCGATGGCGATGACACTGCACTGGAATTCGCCATTGATGCTGCCGTCAAGGAAGCTAAAGGCTACTTGCAAGCATTTGATATCGCGACTGAACTTGCAAAAACGGGCACTGATCGTAACTCGTTGCTTATGGTATTCATCAAAGATTTAGCCGTATGGCACTTTGTTAATATCTGCAACGTAAATACAAGCTTGGAGTTACGCGAAAACCGATATAACCGCGCTGTGGCATGGCTTAAAGAGGTTCAGAAAGGCAATGTTATCCCCGATCTTCCCGAAAAAACAAATACAGATGGAGAATCTAACAATTTGCCATACAAGGTAACAAGCAACACAAAACGCACTAATCACATCGAATAATATGGCTGAGAATAAAACAAATCCTATTGGGTTCACGGCAACCGACAAACCAATGATCAGCAAGCCGGGACAAACCGTCATCCAAACGATGGTAGTTCGTCCATCTCGTATAGAATCGGCAGATATTAGTACCTGGACGAACGCTATCAACTCATTCAAGAATGGTACCAGAACAGCATGGTTTAATCTCTGTCAAAATCTGTTATCCGATGGAGTGTTGGCTGATGCTATTGATAAATTGGTGGAAGAGGTCACAGGTTCCGAAATTGCGTTTCAAATGGACGGTCAACAGGTTGACATTATCAATGATATTATTGATACGCCCGAATTCGAAGAGCTATTAAAAGAAATTGCGCTATCCAAGGTTTATGGACGTTCAGTTATTGAGGTTGGCTTTACTCCGGCTTTCGATGTGTTCAGTTTTCCACGAAAAAACTGTATTATCAAAAACATGGATAAACCGCTTTCTGAGCGTATAAAATTCATTGCATCCAAAGAAGGTGATACATCCGGTTATGATTATAGCAAGGATGAGTTTATTTTCGAGGTAGGGAAAGATGATGATTTAGGGCTTATTTTCCGTGCCGCGCAATATGTTATTTATAAGCGCGGAAACTTCGGAGACTGGGCACAATTTGCCGAAATTTTCGGCATGCCATTCCTGTTGGGTAAATATAACTCAACTGACACCAATGCCCGTGATCAGCTTTTTGAAGCCTTAAGTCAGATAGGTGGGAAGCCGGTGGCGGCAGTTCCGAAGGAATCTGATGTTGAAGTGGTACAAAATTCATCAAGCGGTTCGAGTGCATTGTATAAAGATTTGAAAGACGCCTGTAACGAAGAGATATTGATTGCCATTCAGGGCGAAACAATGACAACTTTGTCAGGATCGTCACTGTCGCAGTCTAAAGTGCATCAGGATACAAATTCCAAGAAAGGCAAAGCGCTGAAGCGTTACGTACAACGCATGCTCAACAAACACCTGGTACCGCTACTAATAAAGCGCGGTTATCCCGTTGTAGGTGGTAAGTTCGTGTTTCCAAAATCAGCAACCGACATAACGGTGGAAGAATTATCAACCTTGTCCGAGATTCTTGACATTCCGGCTGAATGGGCACATAACAAATACGGTATCCCAATGGCAAAAGATGGGGATAAACTGGCTAAGAAGTCACAAACTGCTACGCCTGTCAATCCCGATCCAACGCCACTAGACCCTACCCCTGCAACACCGTCGCCAAAGTCACCATCGTCGCCATCTTCAAAAAAACCGACGGCAAAACTAGCTGATACGGAATACGACAGAACTTTGATAGAAAAATTCATAAATCTATTTGATTTTTTCGCAAACGCCCGGACGCTGGGGAGCCGGGCAAACTTGAACGCGAAATCAACGAACAATACACACACAGCCACTAACGAGATGTCCCCTTTTAAAGGGGACGAGCACGAAGTGCGGAGGGGTTCGGGGTTAAACCTATCCGATGATTACTCTATAAATGTAAACGAACTTGTAAACCGTGCAATACGCGAACTGTACGACGACAAAACAAAGCGGGATGAACTGATTAACCGTAACCTGTTCGAAGCAACGTATACGCCACTTATTACAGCCATTAGCACTGAATTGGCGCCAACGAATGACAATGCATTTATAAATCAGTTTTCTGAAAACACGGCTGTTTTTTCGGCATTTAAAAACCATTTACAAACCAAAGAAATAGTAGCTCTTTTGGTGGACGAAAATGGAAAGCTAAAGCCATTTTACAAATTTAAGAAAGATGCCTTACAAGTATCACAGAAATACAATGTAGAGTGGTTGAAAACGGAATATAACCAAGCCGTCAGAACAGCTCGTACAGCGGCCAATTTGAAGGGATGGGAAAAGACATTAGACCTGTATCCTAA